CCTTATATATAATAATCCACACTCAGGAAATACAGATCCCATGAGACTCACATGAGATTGTGTCAAGGCCCCGCAATGTTTTTTAATATTGCTATATATGGTGCTGGTCTCATAAGACTCATGTATTTATACGCTATCCCCGCTGCGGTACTTCTTAATATATTGAAATAATCTTGTGGGGGCTGTCTCATGATTGTAGCAAGTACGGAAAACCGAACACAAGCCAACCGCTTGGGGGGCTGCCAGCTATCGCTCTCTGTATATTGCCTTTGGAAAATTATGCCAAATTTTTTGATCCCTGAGAGCTACCCACGTTATATACGATATAGGAGCAGCTACCCTAAGTATTAGTAAGAGTAAGAATAATTTTTTCATAATATATCGTGAACCTTACCACGATGTAGAGTGAGGGATAGACTAGCTACCCCTCTGACCGCTGTTTCCACCCACGAGGAGCACCACTTCCCCGTGTGTTATGGTGGGGTTGACTACATCCATGAGTGTGAGTGGCTTCTAGTAGCCCCTCTAGCCTCTCTTTTTTGGTCTAAGGACATTCCTAGTGCAATATGATTTGCTTCACACTCTGGGTCATCCATCCATGCTTCTAGATGATCTAACCATTCCTCATGTCTTCTGTCTTTTATTTGTTGTTCAGCTGAAAGGGCAAGGGCATCGGTGTAATATTTGACTCCTTGGGCAAGGGCATCAATTCTGTCGTCATGTCGAACGGCACCTTTTTCCCTGCACATTCTTGAGATTTGGTAGGCAAGCATATATTGGTATCTATTTTCAGCTGCCCTCTCAGTATTCGATTCATAATCCCATGCAATAACTTTGGGGTCAACCACCAACCTATGCTGATTAAACACAGGCTCAAGACTATCAATGATTCTGTCTTCTTTGCGAACATTTGCTCTTGTTTCCTCTATATTTATGTTTGTTTTTGTCGTTTGACAGTGTTTTTTAAATAGCTCTGATACAATACCATCGCCAAAGTTGCTCTCGATGAGCAGTGTACTCGCATCATATTTTCTGCATCTTTTAAGTATTGCTAATAATGTGTCATCACTATAACCGTCTTGTGATGCGTATATTTCATGCAAATACATGATACCATTTAGTTGTGATAAAAAACAAGCTACTGTTTCGTCAGCTCCACGCCCAGATGGGTCAACACTGCAAATAGTTTCACTATATTCTTGCCACTTACCTTGTATCTGCATAGGTTTGTAGTAATAATCCCCTGGGAGCCCCACACAAGGTAAATCTTTTATAACATTGTCTGGGTCTGAGCACCATATTATGTTTTCTGGTGCATGTGTAGGATTTACTGGATTTACTATAAGATCTGCAAACTTTAATGGGAACTTTTCTGCGTCAGATAAGCTAGTATCTAGCATAAACTGCAACATAAAGTTTGATCTACCCATAGATGCTTCTCTTTCTAGTAGATCAGCTTCTTTAAAACGTGTATCTGTAGGTTCCCACGTAAGATCGTTTTTGTTTTCTAAATCCTCTGCTAGTTGCGGTGCAAGTAAACCATCATACATGGCTACCTTGCGAGGATACCTAGCAGGCCACACAAAAGGTCTATAACTACGTTCTCTTAATTTATTGTAAACAGTGAAAGTCGTTTGAGGAGTTCCAAGAAACATAATACGAGAGTCACGTTTAGGAGTAAGAATAGACTCACACTCAGTAACAAGTTGTAAGAGTTTTTCACGTTGTAGCTCCGTCATACTGTTATTAGGTACTTCGACATCGTCTAGTACCATAAGGTCAGCTCTAGATCCTGTTAGCTGTCCTGTAATACCCACAGACTTTACTGAGGGTGCTTGGTGCGGAGCTGCTGGCCCCACATCAAACGATATACGTGACCATCTTTGGTCATCGTTTTTAGGTTTTAGGTGTGATAACCAAGGTACCTCCATAATTAACCTTTGACAAAATATAGAAAAGGAGTCTGCTCTGTCTTTAGATGCAGACACCACCATAATTTTTTTGTTTGGATCGTTAAATAAAGTCCACAGCACAAATGCAGCGGTGATCCAAGATTTACCTACACCACGAAACGCTTGTATCTGTAATCGTTTTGGGCCTTGTTGTAAATACTCAGCGATACATAACTGTGCTCTGGTTGGTATTGGTAAATTTAAGTGAGTCCATATAGCTGTTAGAAATATTCTAAAATCTTTATGTAACTCTTTTTCTAAACTCATTTAATCCAATTTGTTATTAGTTGTTCCCTAAAAGGGTTAGGTGGAAACGTAGTACGAAACCACGTCAACCAATTATTACTTCCTTTCGATTGATTACATCTTTGACACGCTGGAACGCAGTTGTTAGACATATGACCACCCCCATTACATCTGGGGCGTACATGGTCAATGGTAAGATCAAATTCATGATGTCTTTCTCCACAATAAATACATTCATAGTTGTTTGCCTCCTTAATAGCTTTTCTCCAGAGTTTTTTAGCATCTGTTGATGTCATGACTATTAAGTTGTAATTGTAATCTTTATAAGTTGGAAGTACTGGTATCATTTTCTACCACGATTTCTTGCTCTGTTAGTTGTAGGATTTTCTCTGACTATTCTGCCAGATTTAGTGTGTGAAAAATCCTTTCCCCCCTTGCCGTATTGCCCAGCCTTCCTCCTGGCACGGTTAAGTTCGGCTCTATATTTTTTGTTTTCCGTGGTTTTGTTTCGCTTGCGTTGAGCTGCGTTTTTTTTCGCCCTTGATTCTGGGCTAAGTCGGTATGCTTTTGCACTTTTACGTAATTGTGAAAAAGGTTTTTTCTTAGGAGCCATTATTTTGTTACTGATCTTTGTACTGAGTCAAAATCAACTTGTGGCATAATACTAGCTAACTTACTAAGAGGTGACGTATCAAACGCAACCCCCGTAATGTCGTTTTTGTATAACCAATCAGCAGCTACTTTAAGATCTGCAGTTGTTGCCTCACCACTTTGTACTCTTGCAATTAGTTCAGTAGTTACTAAATGGTGTAAGTGATTAAACTGCGACTCACCAGCTCTTTGTGGTTTATCCATATTAATCTAAAGGTTTTGCTGGAAATAATCCATTTCTTATAAATTCAACAGCTTTGTCGTCCAGTTCGTTGTCACTTTCTTTAGATAATTTTTCAAGTAGATCAACTACAAATATTTTAAATTTCTCACTTTTTAAAAAAGTTAAAACGATTGGTTTTAGTAGTGCTAACATCTTCTTTTGGTAATAATGATTGTATTGGTACTATATCTTGACACAAGTGATAAACACGTGTATTAGGGCGTATAGTAAAACCCTTTTGTTGTAATTCTGCACATTTAAGTGCACGTACAAGCTCAAAATCTAATTGCATCTTTTCTTCTTGCCTCTTAGCTATTCTTTGACATTGTTTAGTCAAATCTCTGTTAAGTGGCACTGAAAAGTTTATTTGAAAGCCCCAGTTTTCACTAATTACGTACCCTTCTGGGTCGTAAGGTGATGTATCATTACCCATATAAAATGGGCTAAAGGTCATTGTAGAACCATTACATGATATGTTAGAACCGTAAGCTTGTCTAGACGGTGCTCCATTGTTTTGAAATTGCACTGCCTGATTGGTAACATTTCCCGTAGCTGCTGCCACAGGGTTTGATGAATTATTTGTATCTCCTTCTGCGTATGCAGGCGTTACTGAGAAAATACAGAGAGCGAAGTAGTAGTAGAGTTTATTGTATAGTTTGTTGTGGTATCCCATTGTTCTACTAATCCAGCGGATCTTGATGTGGTTTCTAGTGTCCAAGGTAAAGTTGTGTCTGTTATGGTAAATGTAGTACCAGCACCAGTTATATCGGCAGATGGTGTTACATTAGAACCATTCCAGGTCTTTACTTCAGCCCCAAATACTTGACGCTGTTCAACTTCGGTTATAGTTTGTGTGGTTGTAGTTGTTGAGTTCATACTACCTGTGGTAAACTGGGGCGTAACGGTATTAGCATATGCACCCGCAGGTAACAACAGTAGTACAGTTAATAATTTTTTCATTTAATTACTTTTTGACATTCAGAACATTTTACACCTTTTGTATCTTTTTTTCCGTTAGATGTAGACAAACCAAAACTGGCAATACCGCCCGCAAAAATCGAGGCCACAAAAGTTATATCTGCAGCATTAGAAGATTTCTTAAGCATTGGTACTTCTACATAATTTAAAGTAATTATAAATCCACTCCAAACTACAACAGTTAAACGTACAAGTGTACTAACTATTTCCATGCGTTCTTCGTGCGTATCACACGCTGACATCAAACCTTGTTTTTTGTCTTTCTTTTCTTCCATTTTTCTATTCTACCTAATAATAACTTTTGTAGTTTTTTCTTTATAGTGTCAAAAAATGGTTGAGCAAAGGTAGTTACCGCAACAGCTGAAACAGCTGCATAACCAGCAACTACCACCGTGTCTGCAGTAGGCAGTGGTACATTAAAATTAATAATTGGAATGTTTATGCTCGGTGGATCTGGTTGTTCTGTTTTTTCTGTGGTAGCTGGTTGCGTACCCTCTGGTTCACGAAGATCGCTCGGAGGTACAACCAGCGGGATGTAATTTGGAACATCGGCTGTTGGTAAAGGTATAGATATAGTTTCAATCCTCTGTAAATTCGGAATTAGTATCGTTGGTACTTCCATCTTCTCTATCTTGTATAACAGCTTGAATTGCTATTATCTGCTCTTTACATTGGTTTTGAACTTTTAAAGCTTTGTTATGTTGAGTAACTAATTTTTGTAATGTTTCTTTTAGTTGTTCAGTGGTTGGTCTAGTCATAAATAATTACCAAGGTTTTCCTGTAGCTGTAACTGGTGTATTAAGAAGTGCTATTTCATCTTCTAAAGATTTTTCAATAGCTGTAACTTCATCAGTTCCAAGTTTTGCTTTAACCCAACCAAGTACTGTTGACTCAGTTAGATCTTTGTAAGGTACAAGTGTTTCTGGTTTTTCAAGATTTACTTCACCAGTTGCTCTTGCTTTTTCTTCACTACCATCTATACCTTTTACACGGTAAATAACTTTTTTAACGTAGCCGTCAGCTAGTTCTCTTTCTAGAGTGTTTACTTCCCAAGTTTTTGTAATTGCCATTTTATTCTGGTTTTGGATATTTGTTTTTAACAGGATCAACTATGTTTGTTTTCCATTTGTCTATCCCGTTGTGATAAATGTAATCAAGTTGAGTACCCCAATCTGGGTATTCTGCTTTACGTTTTCTTTGATACTCAACTGCATCGTAAGCTGTTTGTAATTTAATTACTTCAGCATCCAACTCGGCCTCTGTAGGAGGGGTATCAGTGCTTATATAATTTAATTCTGAATACACCTCTGTCCCTGCCCAAGAAAATTCGCAGTGAGGTCTTAAAGATTGTAACGCATCAACTCTTGTAAAAATCATCTTGTTATCTCCCAAAGCGTCATGTTTGATCTTAAACGAACATCTCTTGGGTCAGCTTGGTTTCGTTGACCCATATTAATTCTAAAATTGTAACCTTGCGATGTTCTTACTGCAAAAGATATTCTTCGTTGACTTGTTGAACCAGAAGCAGGCGTATATAAATACTGTCCAAACATATTACCTACCCACCAGTCGTCAACATTGCTTTCAGCTGCAAAACTACCAAAACCAAAGTAACCCGCCATTCTTGAACCGCCACTACCGTTGTTATCACCACCAGTTGTACTGTGTGGAGCTATAACGGTAGTTCCTGAGTTAGTTAATGAATCAGTAAAGTTACCAGCAATAGCAACGTCATGGTTTCCTACACCAAATATTATATATGTTTGTATAAAAATCATGCTGTTGCTATATTTTAGTGTTATGTCTGTATATATATCTGTATTTTGATAATTAACACTTGCGTAATTTGCTGTATCTTGTGTAGTTCTTTGTTGCACTTGAACTACATTTCCATTAAGTGATTGAACTGGCATTATGAAACCTCCGTTAAATTAAATTTATACTTCTTACCAGAACGGTTATTTTTTAAGAACAAGTCTGATTCTCCTTCTTGTATTGTCCAGTCACCCCAAGTTTGGTCTACATCATTAGATGAACCTTCGTTAGATAGGTGAAGGTCATTGGTGTAGATGTTTCTTACTCTGGCAGATGTTGAACCAATGTCATAAGTATTGTTAGCGGCTGGTTTAAATTCACCAGTATTATTAAACGTCCATCTATGAGTATTGTTTGTTCCTATTAAAAGAGCCGAGTTTGTAGCTGCATAAATAAGGTTATTGCCATTATTGTGATATAACTGTATGTCATCATTATTTCCAATAACTACTTTGGCATTGTCTCTATCTACATAAAGATTACCATCACTTACCTTTACGCCAGCAGAATGTGTTTCAAGCTTTTTAACCCCATCGTAATATAACTCTGCTGCTGCATTTTGTACACCTCTAATCATTCTTTCTGAATTAGCTTCGTTATTAATGTATAACTCAGTTGTATGAATTTGAAGTGAACCAGCAGTATCTAAATAACTCGATGAACCATCGTGATAAATTTGTAAGTCATCACCAGCCCCAAGAGTAAGCCTGCCTGAGTCATGTTTAACTTTTACATAACCACCACTAGCATTTACATAGCTTCCAGCATGATGATTTAACTCTCCATAAGCAGATGTTCCAGTACTTGTAGTCTGAAATTTTATAACGTTGTCATAAAATAGATCTACAGCTCCGTTACCAAAAACTTTTACTCCAGCTTCACCACCTTGAGGGTTAAGAAATATATCATCAGCAGCAGTTAAACTTATATCATCACCAGTGGTTGTAATGTTAATATCACCATTGTTAGTAGTAATGTAATTATTGCTACCATCGTGATATATTTGAAAATCATCCCCTGCTCCGAGTTTAATTCTGTGGCTGTCAGAGTTTAAATCTAGATTACCAACTAAATCTAATTCACCAGTACAATTAATACTGTCAACATCAGCTTGTCCAGTAACATTGATTCCTGAGTTTGTTGTCACAAACTTTGTACTGCCACCAAAAAACAGGGTTACGGCATCACCATTTGCAGCAGTTATCATGTTTTGATTATTAGCTGCATTGTTCACTACAAACGTATCTGTTCGAGGTCTAATAGCATTTGATGTGATAATTAAATCACCAGTACCACCTTCAGCTATATAGCTATTTGAACCATCGTGATAAATTTGTAAATCATTACCAGCACCAAATATGGCTTTATCATTATCACTATCAAGCATTAAGTTTCCATGAACTTGCACCCCACCAGCTTTTGTCTCTAGCTTTTTTACGTTGTCGTAAAAGAGTTCAACACCTCCATTACCAACGCAATTAAGTGCAGTTTCACCATCTTGTACTTTAATTAAAACATCATCTTTAGCACTAAGGATAATGTCATCACTATTAGCTCCAGCGTTGTTTATGTATAGATCACCAGTAGCATTTGAAAAAATAGTGTCTGTTCCCGTATGCCTTATAGAAAGGTCTGTCCCAGCCCCGAATGTTAATCTATTCACGGTAGATCCAGAACTATCACCAAATACTATATTTTTACCGTTCGTATCAAGGTTGCCGCCCAACTGTGGTGAACTGTCATTGACAACTTCAGTAGATATGTTTCCCACTGTTGTGTTAAGTGCAGCTATATCTACACCGTCAACTGTTCCTGTAACTGTGATGTTTCCTGTTACAGCAATACCGCCAGTAGCATCTATTCTACCTGGAATGTCAATATGACCATCTGAATTTATGACTAATCTATCAATATTATTTGTAACATCTGTAAAATTAAATTTACTACTTTGTGAATTTACTCTGTATTGACGACTATCGTCACTATCAATAAAATTAACTGCTGGACTTACATCAGTTAAAGCAATGTCCTTTGCTCTAAGAACTCCAGTTGCATCCACATCTCCAGTAACTTGAACTCCCGTACTTTTTGACTCAAACTTTTTACTGCCATCGTAATAGAGTTCTACGGCTCCGTTATGGTCAAATTTAGCTAAAGTTTCATTATCTGCTGCATTATTAATATCTAAACTATCAGTATCAATAACTACGTGACCTGTAGCGTTTTTAATTCTAGAGTTAGATCCATCGTGATAAATTTGTAAATCTGACCCTGTACCATATATAGACTTTACGTTGTCGTTATGTACGTTACTACCAGTAAATGTGTTACCAGTAACAACAGCAAAGTTACCTGTAGCTGTGACACCATCTACCCAAGCACTACCTGTATAAACCTTAAGTGAGTTAGATGTGGTATTAAAGAATAAGTCACCTGTATCTAAGCTAGATGTAGGGTTGTTTGCACCAATACGATATACGCTAAAGAAACTGTTAACATTAGATATGTTACTTGCTACTGTGTTTACGTTTGTTATAGAAGTAGCAACACTATTTACATTAGTAATATCGTCACCAACTTCATTTACGTTTGTGATAGATCCAGCAACTATTCCTATGTTATCATCAGTAACTGTTATGGTGTTACCCATACCGTTACCATGTGCAGTGCAGTAATAACGTAATGAACTAGGTGCGTTAGCTGCTACAGCAATAACTACAGTAGATCCAGAATAACCGTTGCTGCCAGTTACAGTGACTCCTGTTGTATAACTATTACCACTACCGTCTTTAAACCTTAAAGGGTGATTATTATTGCTACTATCTGATACATTAAATGTGTATGTGAAACCTCTAGCCAAAGTCAATACTGGTGCCTGTTGACCATCTATAAAGAAATAATTAGATCCACCTACATTTTGTACAGTAACAATAAATGTTTGTGTACCACCTATTGCTGCTGCAACAGTGTTAACTTTTGCTATATTTGTACCAACATTGTTTACGTTAGCAACATTAGTAGCTACAGTATCCATGTCATTGATAACATCAGTTACTGCAAGCGTATTCATGTCAGATATAACATCAGATGTAGCAAGCATGTTCATATCAGCTACAACGTCAGCAGTACCTAAAGTGTTTAAATCAGATACAACATCTGCTGTACCAAGTATTGCCATGTCTGCTACAGCATCAGCAGTACCTAATCTGCCTATTTCTACAGCTTTACCAGCAACGGTTGAAACCTGTGTTGCATTTGGTACTAATCTGTGAAACGCATATGTATGTGTTGTACTTGTTGATTCTACCAAGAATCCAAAACCCGTAGGTATAGTAGAGGTAACACCAGTTATAGTAATATTAGCGTTGTTAGCTAAGTTACCATTACTTATAGTTACAGTTGTACCGCTAGGAACTAAATTAGTCGAGGCTGCTTTGACACTTAGTACAGCTGCTTGACCTGTAACCCCTTGTGGGTTCGTGTTAGGAAAATGTTGCTCGCTTTGTATAATATCAAACCCACCAACATCGTCTATAAGGTCAATAATTCTGTCATTAATAGCTGCAGTTGTAGCAATTGTAGTATCGTTGTCAGGAAATGTATCGCCATCTTTAATTGTCTCACCAGAACTTATGTTAAAATATCTAGCGTCTGATGCTGTTTGAGTAAAATATCTACCATCAAGAGCACCGTCAGTAAGTTCTGTTTCAGTAAAATACCTACTGTCTAAAGTACCTGTTGCTATTTCAGAATTAGTTATTTTATCTGATTGCAACAATGTTTTTATCTCACTTGCTGTCTGATCGTCTGTCGCCCCAGACTGTATGCCATCTAGTTTTGCTTTATCAGACGCTGACATAGTACCAGCTACTGAACTTGTTGAAGATACTATTTTTGAAGCATCTATTGCTGCACTTGAACTTATATCAGCATTGACAATAGTCCCGTTTAAAATTTTATCTGAAGTCACAGAACCATTAATTAGTTCTGGAGTTCCTACAGAATTGTTAGCTAATTTATTTTGAGTTATAGCTGAGTTTGCTAGGTCATTTTCAACAATAGTACCATTTACAATATGGTCTGTTGTAACAAAGTTTGTACTTGCTTGATTTCCTCTAAACAAGGCACCTTCTATAGTAAATGCTTTGTTTCTAGCTTCTTGTGCTGTAAAATTAGATTCAGTTGATGAGTTGTTAAGATCTGTGGCTCTTATGGTGCTGCCACTAGCAAAAGTTGTATAATTACTGTCTGCATCTCTAGTTCTACGTTCAATAGAAACTACTGCACCGTTTGGTAGGGCAGTGCTAAATGTGATTGTATTATTATCAGTGGAAAGCGTGTAGTTGTATAAAGTTGTACCCGCTGAAACGGCAGGGAAGTATAATCCAGTTGTATCATTTACTTGTGGGTGTTTGTTAACACCAGAGCCAACAGCTGTGCTACCAGTAGACTGGCGTAGCTGTAGCACTCTAGTACCACCCGATAATGTAACGTAAACATCTAGATCATCTTGGTTATTTAGTTGTACCTCAACGGGGGAAAAGACAGTGCTTGACTGTCCATTTGTACCCACTGCGTTAGGAAAGGTTTTTTTAGTTGTAACTGCCATTGATAATCAATGTTAAATTCCGTGTTTTTTTAATTCATTTAATACGTTATAGTTACCTTTCTTACTATAGAACCTTCTAAGTTCTCTATCTTTAATACGTGCATATAAATCAGGGTTATTAGCACGTAATTTAGTTATTGCTTTTTTCTTTTCGTTTAAAAATATACTTTGTACTTGTAAATAAAACCGTTGATCTACAGGACGCATACCTTCTCTCGCAAGTAAACCATCATCTTTATACTGTTGTACAGCATCTTTCCATTGTTTACTCGTAACAAGTGTCTTTAATCTAGCATATAAATTACTTTCAGCTAAATATTTTTGTAATTCAGATTGTTCAAAAGAATTTAATTCCTCACCTTTCCAAGTTCTCAAAGCCTCTGGTAAATTATAACTAATACTTTGCAACGCTTCCTTTACAGGATCTCCAGCAGCGTAAGATATAGCAACAGGACTTAATGAGTTCCATAGTTTTAACAATGGATTAGAAGTATATGGTGTAAATCGTTGAGCTTTATTTCCAGGAGTTAGTATATCGTACTTAGGAGCTAGAAATGACTTAAATCCTATGTCTCTTCTTATAGTGGTTTCCCAAAATCCTCTGGTTATTCTTTCATTTTCATCCATTAAGTTACCTAACTGACCCATAAGACCAGAATAAGGTACTTGTGATCTAACAAATTTTGCTGCTATTCTACCTAATTGTATTTCACTGATATTACCACTAAATACTTGAGCAAGATCGTCAACACCTGCTAACATAGATTTATCAACTATTACACTAGCAAACATAAATTGTATTTTTTGTAACATATCATCTCTAACTGCTTCTCCTAACGAGTTTTGATAACCAGCTACGTTAGCAACAGCAGATAAAATAGTGTTATATGGTTCCATATCACCATAAGATATGTAAGTGTTACCTATTTTAAAAGAGTTAGGTTGTATTTTATTGTTTCTCCAGTGATCTCTAGTTTCTTTATCGTATGGTAGTGTACCTGTCATGTTACCTGTTACAGCAGCAGTAAACGCCATAAAACTTAACATAGTACCTGTTGCTACTCTACCTTTCATTAAAGCTATAGCTTGAGGTATATCTTCTTTTCTAATACCGTACTCTACCTCTAATTGTTTAGCATTTTTACCACCATTATTAGCAAATTCCATTAAATCTTTGTATTTTTTATTGAATCTAGCTAATCCAGGGGTATGTTGCCATGTTAAATCTAACGCATTAAAACCTGTACGCACAAATGGAAAGAAATTTTTAAAACCAGTTATTGATGAAAGTGATTCTAAACCTTTTAAATTACCACTTAATGGTTTAGTTAAGGCAGTTTCGTCACCTGCTAGGGCTGCAGCTCTGTCTGATACAACCCACATATCATATGCGTCTTTTTTAAATATTTGTTCTCTAAAATTCTTTTCAGTTCTAGTTGCTACTTCCACTACATCATCAAGATCTACACCATCATCTATTGCTTTTCTAGCTGCTCTCATACGCATTTCAAACCTACCAATTAAAGTTCTAGCTAATGCGTCACCTGCACCCATAGCATTTTGTGAATAACGTACCCAAGGTGAGTTGTTAAAATCTAACATAAAATTAGCTATAGCATAATACGTTTTCTCAGAATCCGTACCATACATTTCTACAAATTTACCTAATTGTTTAAATTCTGCTGAATTTGTTTCTACGTTAAATTTACCAACATAACTTTGAGCTTTACGGTTTATACCTAAATCCCAGTTATGTCTAAACATTTTAAAACCTTCTGCAAACATTTCACTGATACCATGTAACTGTGCTGCAGCAATAACCATTTCTTTCTTATTACGTTGTAATGCAGCTCCTACATAAGTTTGAAAAGGACGTAACAATGCAATAAAATTAGTACCAACGATAGCTTTAATAGGTGTACGTAAACTACTTAATACAGAATTATAAAACATTCCTTTAGCTTGTTCTCTAATACCAGATCTATAAGATTGACCTTTGTATCTACCACCTTTTGTTCTTACTTTAACCCATTGCAAAGCATCATCAAGGGTAGTCACGCTACCTCCAGATAAGGCTTGTATTTCCATAAGTGTAGTACGTTCTACATTATTACCATTTTTTGCTATTCTATCTAGTTCTTTATAAAACTCATCATATGCCTCATCTATACTAGCTAATTCACCTTCTATAAGTTTTCTAGCATCCTCTGGCATAAGTTTGTTTTTAAATCTTTCTAGTGTACTACCTGCCATGTAGCTCATCTTCTTGTACTCTTTTAAGGCTAGTACAAGCGATTTGTTGGCGTGTTGCATTTGACGAACACCAGCTGCCCCTGGAGGTAGTTCTAGTGCTCCTGTAGCGTATAGAGAAGCTCTTTTAGACAATGTTTGTATAACCATCTCCAAAGCAACCTTTTGTTCTGGCGTACCAGTAACAACTTGGTTACCATCAGTCATATAATCTATGTAATTATCCTTTCGTTTAGGATCAAAATAAGACATAAAATTCTTGTTTGTACCCTCTGCTACGTCAGCATTTACTCTAGAATATAACTCTTCAGATTTACGTAAGATTGCAGCTTGTACTTTTTTATAGTCAAATGAGTTTAATTTATTGTCAAAAATTTCGTTGGCTAATTTTTCGGAAAATTCTTTAATAAATTTATAAAGTGACTCGCTACCGTCAGCCATTCTTTCTATCTGTCTATGTATTAGTACCTGTGAATTAGTTGTACCTTCGTCTAGTACTTCCTTAACAACTCTAGTAGCTTTACCTTGTAAGTCTTTATTATCATCTGGTACAAAGGTTTTATCCTGTTCACCAAACATATTAGGGTTACGATCTGGGTCAACTTGTTTACTACCAAAAGTATCACTGTAAGTTGCACCTTCTTCATCAAACCAAGGATCACCTATTTCTTGACCTTTCTGTACAGCTTTGTTTTCTAAATCTTCAGCTCTAGGACTTTTAAATCCATTTTTATTTTCAGCATTGTCAAACTCATCAAGGTTAGTTGTAATAAAATCATCATCATCAATAAATGGATCCCATCCACCATAACCCTGTTGTTCTAATTCTAATGTGTATTTACGTTGCATATTTTCGTAAAGTTGTTTACGATAATTTGTAAATATACGTCTAGTTTGACTGCCACCTAAACGTGAAGCAACAGAAGCATACAAATCCTTTACAAATATTGCAACCTCTTGAGTTATACGTTTAAATGTACCTTCGGGAGCTAGCTGGTCATAATTTACCATAAACATGTCAAATTCATCTGACATAGTCTCAGCAAAATATTCGTCTAAATTTTTGTAACGATAATTTGAAGGTGTGTATCTACCTTTTTTAAATAACTCTACATCTTTACCACCTGCAGCTAACCATTTAGCTTTACGATTTTTAAACTCTACACCTAATTTTTTAACATCTTTTGCAGGTAAATATCTAGATAACGTATGCCACAATTCATGTATCATAGTTTGGGTAAAATCACCTGTTTCAAATATTTGTCTACGTATTTCTACAAGTTTATTACCAAAATTAAATCTACCTTGAACACCTAATTTATTTGTTATAGATAAAGATACATCACCGAAAAACCTATCACCCATCATGTTGATAAAATCTTCGATAGCTTCTACTTCAGTTGAATCTAAACCATCAATAACAAATTTTTTTCTTAATCTATTTATTAAATATTCTGCCCCACGACTACCTTCTAATCCTCTACCAGCTTCTATGTTTGTTTGCCAAGGTTTTCTAGGTGGTCGTACTCCAAACCCTCTACTGTCAAATATAGGTAAATCAGTAGATACGTCTGGATCTAAGGTATTTCTTAAACGATATTTGTCAAGTTCTATCTGAGTATCTGGGTTCCAGTATACTCTAACTTTATGTGTTTTTTCACCATGATTAGCTGTGTACTGTATACCTCCATACCCTAACTCTTGTAAGTCAGAATGTATAGTATCTAATACCTGTGTAACTTCTTCACGAGGATATAACTGTTCATCTTTAATTCTTTGGACATAATCAGAATAACTTATACTACCCTCTGTTGGCCATGCAGACACAAACTCTGGGTTGCCTTCGGGATTTCTAAGTCCTGGGCCTAGCTCTAAACCCTTATCTGTTATTCTTTCTTGAAGAAACCCTGCACGTTTAAATGCAGCAATTTCTGGATCTGTACCATCAAAATCAAATTGTTTATCAGCATCAAAAAAGTTTACAGGTTCTCTTTCGTTAACTCTGTACATAACTTTTTTCTTACCACTAGCATCCATGCTAATTGTAAGTCCCTGTCCTTGAGGTCTAGCATCAGCAGCAACCGTAATATCATCAACAGTATAAAAACCATTGCCCATTAAGTTATCATCAGACCATCTACGACCATCTCTTACATAATATGGAAAATCTCCTGGGAGTCCTCTACCACTACCATGAAAGAAAATATCATTGCCAATAACATCTTGTAAATTACCTTTAGTAAGGTGTACATACATCTTACCTAGTTCTTCATCTAAATTACCAACAACATGGTCTTCCCAAGGATCTGGAGGTATACCACGACCATCAACTGCAGCATCTTTCTTTAATTCTTCACGTTGTTTATACTCATTTCTAACTTCGTTTTTTAACCTTTCATCTAACACACCATTTGCATGTACGTTAGCTTCATCTATGCTTGCTCCAGATTTACGTTTACGTATAGCAGCAAACCTAGCTTTACCGAAAGCTATTAAATAATGAGCAACTATGTTAGCCCCAGCCCCCGCAAAGACAGTTTTAATTCTAGCTGTCCAAGGATTATCCTCATCTGGATCAACAGACAAAAATTCTGAAAGTGGTAACCAAGGTGCATACTCATCTATTAAATTTGCTAGGTTACCATAATCAGAGGATGATGATATAAGATCAGCAACACCCCCTTCAAATGCTATATTACTTAATTTACCAGTATTTTTTGGTAAAAATTTAATAAATCTAGCACCTTTCCTTGTTTGTGCAAGTTTACTTATAATAGGTGTTTTACTTTTTACTGCCCCTGCAAGTAAATTTTTACCTATTTTGTTCTGTATTACAGCAGCTTTTCGTAATGTAGTAGCAGGTTTTAGTACCTTTGCAGCACCTCCTGTAGCATATAGTAGAAAACCAAACTCTGATAATCCTCTAACTAAATCACCATAACCAGATAAAGTCTCAGGTTGAAACCTATCTGGTACATTTAAGATTCCAGGTTGTGCCCCACCTATACCAAGCTCTTGTGCTTTTCTATACTCTTTAAAATTAAATGGGTTATTACCGTATGATTGGTTTAAACCCATAATTCTGTTAGCAGTAGCAGAAATTGTATCTCCCGTAAGATCTAAAAAACTACCTGCACTTTCAACAGCATCTGTTAAACCACCATAAACACCTTTGGCAGTTTCACCTAAAAAATTTACAGGGCCATCTGGTAACAAACCTTGAGGGTTCGTACCTTCAGCTGCTTGTGCTTCCTGTTGTGCTATTGCAGCAGCAGCTTCTTGATCTCGTTGAGCTGCTTCTAAAAGAGCTTGGCTATCTTCACTATGTTTGTTTACCTCAGACGTTGTGTATTTAGTAAACCTTTCGGGGTCATCAACCGTAGTCTCCCCTTGCTCCTCGACATTATCGAGTCGCATTAATTCTTCTTCGTTCATGTTTTTATCGTTCTAGGTTACATGATCCCGTAGGATCCCAACTCCAATGCCATGCTTCGATTTCTCCAGCTTTGTTACCGCTGTTCATGTCTAAACTTGGTGTACCTGTGTGTGGACATAAATTATAATTTTTATAATTATCTAATAACCATTGATAATCTGCCTCAGTAGCCCAATCTAAATCTAAGGATACGCCTGCGTTATGATTAGATTTTCCAGGCTGTTTAACATCTTTACCTAAATTTTTCTTTTCTTTTTCTTCTAATAATTTTGCTTGTTGCTTATTAGTTCTGTAACCGTCATTTATACCAAACTTATGACCGTTTGCATTTGCATCTTGAAAGAATCTATACCAATCTGGGTAAGCATCTTTTCTAATAGACACTACTCCTTGAGTTCTATCAAAAGCGTTAGGGAAACCACGTATACCTATCAAATCGTCTTTAGATATGTTACCTACAAGATCACCTCCAACATCATATCGTTTAGGATCGACAGTTAGTTTCATATTTAAACTTTTAAGGTATTTATCAGCTATATCTAAATTAGCAAACTCTGGTTGTTGTACTAATACATGTATCAAAGCTTTATCTTTAGTAACAAAACGACCTCGACTAAATAACTCTCCAGCCTGTGCATTAATTGCATTGTACTTCTCATCTCCTAAAACTCTACGTAATGAATTATAAAATACACCAGCATTTATATTTCCTTTACCTTCAAGTTGTTGAAAAATGTTTCTTTTATCTTCTAAATTTTGTTTAAATTTTATATATGAATTATATTTTTCATTAACAACACGAGTAGGATTTTTAGACAACATACGTTGTAGTAAACCACTAACAGCCCCTGTTTCTATAGGAGCAACATCAATAAATTGAGGTGGGATACCTTCAGCGTCTAACTTAGATAATTGGTCTAATATACCTTCAAAGTTATTTGCTGGTTCTTCATTATATACTGAACCTTCTGGGTGAATATAACTTTCATTAATATTGTAGTCAACCTTAAAGGAACTACCATTCATATTAAATTCTTTTAATAAAGGTACGATAGCAGAGGTGTCTCCACTTTTGTATGATGACAAAACTTTAGCAGTAAACATTTGGTATTCGTCACTATTCCAGTTGTTAATATCACCTGTTGCCATATAAGCTGCAACCATACGTATTCTAATATTATCGTTGTTAGTTAAGTCTTTAGTTAATTCTACACCTTTTCTAATTTTAGCATTTAATACAGTTTCTAATAATTTAGGGTCAGCTAGTAACTCATCAAACTTCATAGCAGATAGACCCATTTCGTTTAAAATAACATTTGCTTCTTCTCCATTTAAAGGTAATTTACCTTCTTCAGTCACCATAGATGACATAAGATTATAAGGAGAGAAAAAACCTATTCCCATTAAAGTTCTATTAAAACCTTCTGTTTCACCGCTAACAAGAGCTTTTTTTTGATTTAAGTCTAATTCTTCCCAAGCATTAAGTCTAATTTGTGTTTTTTCGTCCCACTCTTTTACTAGCTTCATGCCTGTAACTTTTTCTAGTAACTTAGCTTGTTGATTATATATTAATTCTGGAGGTGTAGTTCCTTCTGAAAGAAGAGACATACGATGAAATATAGGGTGAATATCACCTTTGTTATCAAGATCAAAATAAACTAAATCACTTTTGTCAAAAAATAATTTACTTTCAAATAAATTTGGACTTTCATTATTATGATACATTTCTCCTATTAGTCTTAATTTATTATTTTCTTTTAGCTTTAAATTTTTTGGACTAGCTATAGCAATAGCTTCAGTTTTATATATTTTTTGATTTTCCCAACCTTCAGTTCCTACCCTTAAATTAACAGGGCCTTCTTGCCATCCATCTGCTGCTTTACCATTGAAACCTTGAAGTTGACTTTTCCAATAATTAAATGCCATATCTAATCCTTCGTTTAGTGTGACATTATTATTGGCTACATAACCACGAGCAGTAGATAAGAGTAAAGGGCTGATAAACTTAGTAAAGTTGTCTGTCTGTAGGTCAGCATCAGCTTGAGTTAAGGAACCATTACCTACGTTTCTAGAAAATATTGCTTCAGCTAATTTATTCATGTCTTCTGCGTAACCTTTATGTTTTGCTGCAGATCCAGGTTCATTCTCATAAGGGTCACCTATCTTACCATCTTCTATATATGCTGCTAGCACTGCGGGATCTATACGTTCTAAATTAATCGAAGATAAGGGTATAATACCGTACTTTTCATCACCAACATTATATTGTTTTTCTAATTCAAGGAGTACCTGTACACTTTGATTTTCGTCATAAGGTTCTACACCCTCATAACCATCAATATTATTACTTAATATATTTTTAGCCCAATATTTGCCATAGTTCTCATTCATAACTTGACTTAATGCTAAAGCTTTACCAGTAGGGTCTCCTTTAAATTCAATATTAATTTTTTCTAAAGTTTGCTTAAGATTAATTTTCTTACCTTCTATTTCTTTAGCTGATCTTTCATACTGTTCTGCTAACATAGCAGCTTGTAACTGTTCCCTATTAATAGCACCTGCCATTAGATCACTAAGAGATGATAACTTCATTGTGTTACCTTCCATTTTAGATACACCTTTTACATAAAACAAAGGTTTTTCAAAAAAATCTAAAATATCGTTCTGGTCATCTTGATTAGCTAAACTACCATTATATAAAAATGAACCTTTATCAGTTAACATTTCTATAAGTTTTGCTTTAGCAGCTTGGTTGTAACTACCCTCTACACCAGCCATTTTCATGGTAGATGGTAATATATTGAGAGCATGTTGTATAACAGCAACAGCTTTAGCTTCCCCTACATCAGTCTCTAACTCTGCAAAATTAGTTTCAAATTTAACTTTTAAATCATTTAACCTTTCTTGTGCTAACTCAACCTGTTCTTTTTTAAACTCTTTTTGTTGAAATAAATTAGTTCTTTCTATAATAGGATTTATTAAATGTTTGTTAACAAGAAATCTACTAAAACCATTACCTTCTTTAGCTATATAGTCAGACTGTACACGAGCTAAAATTTTATCTCTTACATCTTGATTTTTAATCTTATAATAATCACCAATTCTATAACGCTCACCTTCATGTTCTACTTCTAAACTTTGTATTTCATAATCAGAACTATTAGTCAAAACACTATCTCTGTATGCGTCCCAACCAGTAGCAGCTTCCATAAGCATACCTTTACGGTATCCTCTAGCAAAATTAGAATTTTGTTTTTTAAGATTAAGTAACCTATATTCTGTGCGTAAATCGTTTCGTAAATCTTCTTGATATTTTTCTTTTATTTGTTCTGTTTTAAATTCTGTTTCTTCTACAATTTTATTAGATCTTTGTTCTAGCTCTAATTCTTGTAAATCATTAAGACGTACTTTATCTAAAGCATCTGCATCACCCTGTTGTGCTAATATACCTTGATTAATACCATCTTGCATTTGAGCATCAAATACAGGAGCAACAACATTTTTTATTGTACTATCTAAAAAACCGTCTAATTCTTTACTAAATTTACGTAAATTGTTTAGTTCGTATGTATCTGCTGCAGCTTCTAATTTACTTACACGACCCATTTCTGTAATCTGTGCAGCTGCTGCTTTGTTAAAATCTTTAAGAGTTTTAGAGTTTTCTTTTTCTAAATTTTTAGCAAGGTCTTTAAACTGTTTAGAATCATCGTTTGCAATTCTTTGCCTAAAACCACTAAATTGTGTGCTTTTTTGATATGCCATAGTTATACGTTATCTCCTTGTTTACCTCCAAAAATCTCCATACTTGAAAAGTAATCTTTTCCACCAAGAGTAGTAGCAGTACCTAATCCAGTACTAATACCACTTAGTATGGGGCCAAGTGCGGATGGTTTACGTGGAGCTTGTTGTTCAATAGGTCTAGGTGTCATAAATGATGCGTATGGTGCAACAGAGGCAGAAGTTGTAATAGAATTTCTAGCCTTCATATCACCTGAATATTGTGAAAGATCAATACCATATTGTTGGATACCGTAATTACGTGTAGCATCAAACACAGTTGCGTCTATTTGTGCTTGTGCAAAACCTAAATCACGTTCAGCTTGATTTAATTCTAAGAGCATAGATTGCCCAGCTGACATTCCACTAGCAAGTATAGTGCCTTGTGCTTGTATTGCTTTAGCAAGATTTGCTTGACTAGCAAACATCTGCTCGTTTATTTTTTCTCTTAATTGCTGATCGTTAGCAACAGTTGCTCTAGTTGCTTCAGCTTGGTTAAGTTCTTTTTGTTTGAAATATGCTGCCCTAGAGGCTGCATCTGCTTGTAGTTTCGCTGTAAAGACTTCTCCCTTACGTTGATCCTCATAAGCAGATATTGTAATTTGATTGATATAGTTCTGTCTAGCCATAGCATTGCTACGGTTAACAGCATCGACTTGATTTGCATGTTGTCTGTTTTGCTCTGCAATTCCAGCAACAGTCTTAGTCACACCCATACCAATAGCAAATGCTGCTACTGTACACATGGTTTAATAAATTGTATCAAGGGAACTCCATTGTAGACATGATAATTAACTAAAGTAAATCCTAAAAGTTTCAATAATTTTATGTGTGACTCATTACGCATATCAGCTTGGTTACACAAATAAGGATTAAGTAAACTGTTTACCCAGCGTTTTGCTTCTTTAACAAATGTATGAGGATATTCTGTGCTGGCATCAGTACATAACATCCATATTAGATTGTGCGGTGTCACTCCCGCCACTCCAGCAGCCTTGCCGTTGGGAACCGTGAAATACACGGAATAAGTTGATTCATAAAATGATTGAAGAATAGAAGCCTCCGCACATAATCCTGTGGTTTCTTCGGCTTCTCGTCTGTCTTCGTAACGTAGGTTAAGCCCTACACTCAAAGCTAACTCTGGTGTGCAAGGCTTAATATACTTACCTTCGTACATGTCTTTTTTCGTTGTAGTTGCCATCCCAGCTTGCTGAGAGTAAGGCGGTGGAAAATGGGTCTGGTATTTGTATTTGTAAAGTATACTTTTCGTTCTTTGCTTGTATAGGCACT